TCATGGGACAACCCAACATGCTCAATTGTTATAAAAGGGTAATCTCTTTCAGTCTCTGTTTCCGGATAACGGAAGAAAACCTTAGCAACACGGGTAGCTTGGCGGTCGTCAGAAACGGAGATGTTTGAAAGACGTCGTTTAATTGCTGCGTCTTCCGCAAGAAGGAATCCCTGATTTGTCATGGCAGGTGCTTACTGATAATGGCAGGGAGCTCATTGCTTGCGTTTGCAATGGTCATACGCAATATGGGATTTGGGCCAACAACGCCATTGCCATACTCAAGTTCAGCCATACGAGATAGTTGTTCGTCATTACCAGTAAGGTTGACATTAATAGAATAGTCAGTTTTATTAAAACTTACATTAATGTTTCTACCTAAAGAGCCCCAATTTTCGTTAGTTGAAGCCATATCTTGTACTGAATTTTGATATTCGTTTGTTGCTTTTTCAACTGCTTTTTCAATTGCAGAGAAGTAAGCCCGTTCCAAATGTTCAAAGGCGTCAAGAATAAGAAGGTTTTCTGGCATAAAGGGGTTAGAACCACGTGATTTATTAAAGCTAGAGTAAGCCTTTTGCATGGCTGATCTCCGAGGTTCTAGGCGATGTACCCCCGACGCACATCGGGTTATATATAGTTTAGCCCAAACTAGGAAGTGACGCTGGCCAAGGGTAGTTTGCAATTTCTATTTGCCCAGGATTTGGATCATTTACAAACTCTTGATTAACATATATTTCAATACCTTTAACAAGCACAAACACATCGTCTTTTAAACGGCCTCTAACTAGATAACTATAGATTGAGTAGTAACGCCCGTCGTAATAAAGTATGTCATTTAAATGATGGCGGTATTCCCAAGGAATGCTAACTCCAGCTTCCCGTAGGTCTTTAATAGCAATAAACAGGTCAATATTTTGTACTGTCTGACGACCTTCTGGAATTGATCGTTTTTCATCTTCTGCTTCGCTGACCAAAAGTACAGGAACAAAAACCCCAGGAAGGTACTTGCGCCCACCTGTCCCAGGAACACCTTCGTCGTAAACGTCGTCGTAGTTGCTATTGACGCTGGCCGAACCAAGGGGATCAAACTCATACCAAACAACAGATTCTTCCGCTACATTTCTGTGGCGGCGAAAATGCTTGTTAATTAAGTCTAGTTCTCTACGAACATCCATTAGTAATAGTAAGCGTCATTGGTTAGGCCACCAGGTGGCAGACCGTCAATAAATACATCTTCACGAAGGTTGTCGTCATTGGTTTCTGCGGTAATGACACCTTGGTCAATTTCTGGCCACAAGCGTTCAATAGGAGCGTAATCACCCAATTCTTTGGCTTTGTACAAAGGTACAAACCGATTGGTTGTCCTTGAAACTCGACGAAGATTCATGACTTCAAGTCGGTCAAAGCCAATATTTAAGTTAGTAGCATGTCGCCTATACTCAGCTTCCCATTGACCAAGGAGGCCTTGTGCCATTCTAAAACGTTGGCTAGCTGGAATATGCACGGATTCAGATGTAATAACATCAATGTCTCGGCTGTATTCGGTCATTAAAGCCCAAAGACATTCACAGATTGTGGCAATACCAATAGCATTGATAACTACATCAGCAAGGCGGTCAAGTGGGATATTTATAGCATGTAAATGTTTTTCTAATGCTCTACGACCATAAAAGTCCAGGTCAATAGGGGTAACCCATTCGTAGTAATACCCTTCAATCATTAATTTAGTATTAGATGCTGGAAGGGTTGCTAAACGTAAAACACCATTACGTTCGTCTAACGAGTAATCAGCAGAAGTTAATTCTGTGGTTGCTCCACCAGATACAAATTTTGCAACCCATAATGAGGTTGAGTCGATGTTTGTGTGACCTAATTCGTAGGTTCTACCAGCAGCATCAAAGGTTGTTTGAAAGAACTTAGGAAAATCCCTAAGGTAGGTTCTGGCGATTTCAGTGATGTTTTCAAAATTTGCCACAATACATTCTACCTTATGAATCGTTAGAACTATTTGGAGGCAGTGTGTCCTGCTTTGGCTGATTATAAGCCGGTTGCTGTTCTCGTTGTCTTGAGGTCACTACAGAGCGTTTTAGGGTGTAATGCTCGGCATTTCCAGAAGGTTTGGGTAGGTTCATGCGTATCGGATGTAATACTGAACGAGCATCGTTCGTGGGCGAACATCCACATTTGTAGAACGCGTGTTTTCTCCTGTAGTAAAAGAACTTGAGGGAACAGTAACCGTATGAGTGTGGACACCAGCATCTGAAGTTACGGTGGCAAAATCAATAGACATTCCAGGAAGGTCTGTTGAGTTTGGAACGTCGTTAGGGTTAAAGTCACCTGTATTGTACTGGTACTGGTTTGCGTAGCCAGTACCAGTCTTGTCATACGGAGAAACGTAACGACCAGGTGCATAATCTCGTTTACGGATTGCAAAGTCTTGAGTAGACGTATTACCACTTAGCAATTGTGGCGTGTGATTGTGGGTTCCCGCAGAAGAGGTTGTGCCACTGTGCCCATGATTCAGGGTGTGCGTATGGCTTGCAATATCTGAAGGTTGCAAGGTTACTGCATGGTTAATATTACCAACAGGAGATGCTGGAGAGTAAGCCGATGCCGCACCAGGCGATCCAGCTAAATACATATTTGTGAAGTCAGGCAAATTAAAAGTGCCAGTTGATATGTCTCCACCATAGGTTCGCTGAATAACATTAAACAACTGCCCAAACTCTGCTTCTGTTTTTGAAGCTCCGTTACACAACAACCAAACAGCAGGGTTAGGGGGTGTAACAGGAGAGACCCATGTAATAACAGAACCAATAGGCACACCTGGGTCTACAAACGCTGGAGCAAGTTGAGTCCATGTTGTGGTGTTGCGCTTAACATAAAGACCAGAACCACCGCTAGGAATGCTTCCAGTTTGGATGTAGAGGTCACCAACAGCACCATCGCTAGCCGTAGGGGCTGTTGATGCTCGATAAGGGATTGCCGTGTTAATGCGGCGAGCTTTGTCAACAATGTGCTTATTTAAAATGTTTGTGCTGCCAATTCGGTATACAGCAGCAATAACCACATCAGTTGATGGATCAAAGTAGTTTTCGGGGGTTACACCAGCAACGCGACTTAATGAAACTGGGAATGTTGGGTTGTACTGGCTGTTAGTACCAGGAACGCCAATCAAGTTCATTGTGCCAGTGTTATCTTTACGAGCAATAACTAAGTCAAAACGAACGTTACTTGGTGATGTAGAAAAGCCTACTGTTGCTGCGTTAACTGGGTACACCAAGCCGTTAAGAACAATGGTTCCGCTGGTAACCGCAACACTTGAACCAGGCGTAGAAAGTTCTGTAGCAACAAGGCCCTGTATTACCCCTGATGAATCATTACCAAGAATTTCAAAATCCAGAGAATCTGGTTCTGCTTGGTCTAATGAGGCATACCTATTACCACCAGTAGTGTCGGTTGCGTTAGGGATAATAAAGGGCATTTGTTACCTCAGAGGGTGTCGTAGATATTACCGTGGCTACGCAGGTAGTTAAAGAGATCCTTGGGGATCTTGTAACGGTTACCGTCTTTAAACTCAAAACGCGATTGTCCCCAGAACATAGTCCATGTTCCTTTGACTCGTGCAGTAATAAAGTTTGAATCTTCGTTTGTAACAATTACAGGTTCTTCAACAACAACTTCGTCGTCAGATTCTGTACCTTCTTCAAATGCTTCAGCAAATGCTGTGAGCTTTTTTTTAGCTGCCATGTTGACTCCTTATTGAATACGGGGTGAAATAAAGTGGGGGTGGTTGCCCACCCCCACAATACTACATCATTGAACTGATTAAGTTCAGGAGATTGCGCCACCTAGGGTGTTAAGGACAACGCGGGATTCATGGGTGATGACACCAAAGCCCCAAATGGCGTACCATGCCAAGCCGTGCTCACGACCAAAGTCAATGACACCACCGTCACGGAGTTCCACTGGCAATGCAATGGCGTGTCCAAAGGCGTTGTCACCGATCATGATGGCGTTGTAAGCATTAGCGTTCTCTTGGAAGCCAGCTGATCCGCTGGTGTCAAGGGTTGAACCAAAACCGTAAAGCGGGGCGGTAGCTGAAGTAGCATCCAATCCCTTCTTGACCTGCGTGGTTTCGATGAACACTACGTCGTACAAACGACCGATTTCACCGAGCATGAAGTTGCCAGGAGCGGCGTACTTCGTGACTTCGATGAACTCCGGCCAGTCACGGAGCGAGCGGCTCTGCGACGGGTGAACGAAGCACACGTAGGTGTCGCCCAAACGCGGGATGTTCTGACCAGCGAGGACTTCAACTGCGTCCTTGATGGCTGCAGGTGAGAGGTAACCAGGAGCCGATGCGGTACCAACAGTGCCTGCGTCGTACGGGCTGATTGCGCCACGAGTAGAAGCTGCGGTACGACCGAAGACAACCGACGGGGCAACTGCGTTGTTCGGGTTGTAAGCACCCGAGGTACCGAAGGGGATGCCCTTTGAGTACAAGGTGTTACGTGCCTGGATGTCCATGCTCTGTGCCATGTGGCGACCAAGCAAACGTGAAGACGAAGCCATAACGTCGTCGAATGCTGCGTTGAGCAACAATTCGGTAACGGCAACAGCCTGACCGTTTTCAGATACGGTGATCTGAATCTGGCTAGCTGACAAGGCAACGGGGTCCATACGGACACCTTCACTAAGGTTTGCACCATCGTTTTCGTCAACCGTGAGGTTGTTATAACGCATGAAGTTGATGGTCAAACCAGGCTGAACGCCAAGCTCGGTCTTCTTGACAGCGAACTGTTCAAAACGAAGAACCGGCATAGCCTGGAACAAGATTTCCTTGGACCAGATCTGCTGGATTGCGGGGGTTAGGGCGTCTGCGCCGCCATAACCGCTGGATGAAATTGCTGTGGTACCAGTAATGGAACCACCTTGTGGTGTGGGGTAAGCCATTTAAATATCCTCCGATGGATAGGTTGTTAGGTTTAGGTTAGAAACGACCCTTGGGGGATCGTGCCTGTAGTAGCCGGTCTCGCATCTTTACGTATTGATCCATCGGCATATTGCGGATGTCTTCCGCACTCAACGTTTGGTATTCCTGTTGGTTTTCCAGTGGCCCAGTAGGAGGAGCCGTCAAAGACGCCCCCTTAGGACGAGGTGGCGGGCTCGTCCGCTGGATTGCTTCAATTATAGCACTACTGCGTTCCCGCAGTACTGCGATACTATTTTCAATTTCTTCTTCACTATTACCAGTTACCAAATCAATCAGTTCTGGAATAATGGTTTCATTTTCCGCCTGGAGACGGCGCTGACGGTAGGTTTCAAGTTGCTGGTGGTACCGTTCTTTTTCAAGAAGGGCATCTTGAGCTTGGCGTTGCTTTTCAAGTTCAGAGAACTTCTGGCCCCACTCTTGCTCAACCTGATTAATGCGGCTGTTGAATTCATCTTCTCGCTTAGCAAGAAGGTCCTTAGCAGAAAGCTCTTCAATTTCACGTTGACGCAAAATGTCGGCTTCCTTCTTAGCGCGCTTTTCAGCTTCCTTAATAGCTTCTTCACGTTCACGACTCAGGAGACCTAATTGATCTTCCATTGACTTTACGCGAGTATCAGCGTCTTCAAGACGCTTGTACATTTTGTCTTTTTCTTGTTGACGAATTTTATGAACTTCGTCTTCAGAAAAAAGCTTTGTTTCGGGCTTGTTTTCTTGAGGGTTTGTCTGAACAAACTCTGTGGGAATCTGAATCCCGTCTTCATTAGGTTGAATTGCCATATCTATACCTCGGTTAGTTGAGCTTATGTGAGCTGTTGTTATGGAACTATTTATTCTTCGTCAGGAACACGACGCTGGGAGAACCTAGCGCCGTAAGCCTTAGCAACTATATTGTTTAACATTCCTGCATCAGGTGCTACTTGCGTACCTGGCATCGGGCCTTCAGATTCCTGAGGACCTCCTGCGTTGTTTACATTAGCACCTCCAGCAGGTACTGTGCTTGATCCACCTGGTCCAGGCAGCAAGCCAGTAGACATCATGACTGCTTGATTGATTTGGGCGCGCAGCATATCTAACGCACCTTGATCAATAGCATCGTCACGAAGTTCTTCAAAGATCTCAGCAAGTTTCTCACGCGGGAACTCTTCACCAAGCATGCGCATAGCGCCTTCTTTAGATTCAAGACCCATCGCCATTTTTGCTTGAGCTTCGTTAAGTTTAATAAGAACGTCAACAGGGAGTGGTTCTGGCCAATGGACTTTGGTTTTATAGATTAAAGGATCCATTGGATCAAGTTGAGTTAACTCGTCCTGTTCGGGAGGTTCAGCCTTACTTGGGTCATACACAAGCAACTCTGGAGCAAAGATTGCTGCTGTACGAATAATGATTTCGTTAATCTTTTCAAGGCCTTTTGTAAAGTGCACTCGTTTAAGGTTAAAACGATTCATAAGAGGCTGGTACTGGATAGACAAAGCCACACCAGAGGTATTAGATACTGGCTGGAATTGGCCTAAAGCCGTCTCAGGAACACCAGTCATTTCGTGCATAACACGCTTAAGGAAAGTGATGTACTCCATAGCCCCAGCCATGTTTCCATTTGATTCTAGGTTATGGACAGTTGCGTCTTTAGGAAGACCAGCCCAAACCTTCTTGGGCCCACGCTCTAATTGGCTTGCTTTAGCACCTGTAATGATTGTTACAGGTGCAGCGTGATAGTTAATGATGTCCGATACTTCGGTCATCTTTTCGTTTAATTCACGGTTAAGCGGAATGATGTCCCATATGTCTGACTGTCCCCAAGGTGACGATGAGATGGTCATATTAGGAATGTGAACGATTGGGATGATACCTAGAGGGTTTTGGTATTGGTCAATAAGTTCATCGTTGATGTATTGCTCAACATTATCGTCAGTAAGGATTTCAGTAAACGTATAAACCTGACGAGTACCTTCAGGACTAGTTCCCCAGAAACGATACTTTAACTTAAACCGAAGAATACGGTCACGGTCGTGAGGGTGGTATTCAGGGAAACAGTGCGCTGGGTTTAACGGAATAATACGAACGCGACCTTCGTGAGGTACCCCAATGCCATCAACGTAAGGTTCTTCATAAGCGACCTTAACAAAGCAGTCCCCTGTAACACCAGCTAGTTGACCCATTTCCCAAAGAACAGCATGCTTTGAGTTATCTTCTTCCCAAACCTTATGTAACAACCGAGGGATGATTGCACCGTTTTGAGCAGGAACATGCCACTGAACGCCTTTACCAAAACAGAAGTTTGTAATGTAATCCGACATAGTACGGACGTAGTTAAGGGTGATATTTTGTTCACCCATCTCACGACGGTAGGACCAGTGGTGGCCTAGGTACCATGCCCAACAAGAGCTGTAACGGTTAAGGCGAGGACCGTGTACTTCAAACTCTTCGTCGGCAAGCTCAACTAAGCCAAGAGGAGAGATAGCGACAGTTAAGTCGCTAGACGAAGCACGATAACTTGGTGACCAGAAATCAACGGGCATTAAAATCCTGACTTTTTAAGTCTTTTGGGTTTCTTAATATTAGCAGGTATATCAATGTAAGTTAACGATTTAACCATGCCAGAAGGTACGTGCATCATGTTGCTATACAAATCAGCTTTGTTTTTAAACTGACAGAATGTAGAAACCAAAGACACATACCCTTCTTGTAAGTCTTCAAGAATCCAACCAACAGTGGTTGGAAGTACTGGATTAAAATCATATTCGTCTTTGTATACCCATGTTTCATCACCGTCAAATGCGTCAATCCATTCAATAATGGCAAGTTTGTATGGGTAAGTCATACAACAATCATACTTCTTACGAAGTGTACAACTTACCTCTGTACATAGCGGATCCGCTATGGAAAGGAACCTGTTCATACCAGAACGGACCATCACCAGGTTTAAAGGTAACAACACCAATACCCTGTTGCCAGTCTTCAACAATGGTCATAGGTCGACCGTCCAGGTCGATGGATCCTTTGGTAGATGGGACGGCCCCGTCGCATCGGGCCAACGTACCAGGGGATGCGGCCATGATGGTCTTTGCACCATCGTAATCTTCACGCGACCGTTCTGCCCATTCACGCCTGTGGATGTGGCCGTATAAGACGGATGTCTTTTCACTGCCGAGGTACGCGTGCGCTGTCGACCCGTTACTCCGTACTTTTGTGCCGTGGATGATACGGAGCCGTTCGTTGACCCAGAATTGTCCAGCCGGATAGCCAGGTATGTAAGTAACCCCGTAATCGTCGAAACGACAGAGATAAGGAATGCTAAGAACAGGCCAGGACTCAGGCGTATTACCTTTACGGATACCGAAAG